TTCTGCTGCCGTTAAAACCAAGCCTGTTACTCTCGATGCCGCTCTTGAATTTTTAAGTGCTATTGCTGTAACCATTTCAACTTCACCATTCTTAACTGCTCCTGCTTGATTAAAATCAGGTAGAATGCTCTTAATAAATGCTGATTTTGTTAACGGACATACACCAACTAATTCTTTATATCCAAGGCATACAAAGTATACATCTCCATCAGCACAAATGTCTTCTTGTGAAGCACCGTAATATGTACCAAAGTCTTTAATTTCAACTCCGCCATAATAATCGTGAACCATTCCTAATTCATCCATTTCTTGTCTATGGAAACCTAAAATTGTTCCTGCCATATCGATTTTTAGAATTGTATCGGTATTAGCAATTAAATAATCGGGTTTCCTTAAACATTTCTTCATTGCTTTTTTAAGTAAAGCATCTAATTCCAAAGCGATTGCTTCAGTCATAGTGCTAATATTTAAAGTTGTTGAAACTTCAGTATCAGATCCTGTCAATGATGTTTTAATTCCATCATATCCATTGGCTGCTACTGTTCCGTTTATCATATCATAATTAAATTTATTAATTACTGCACGCGTTGCTGCTTCAGCTTGGTATCTAAGTTCTGCATTAGATGCCATTGCTAATGCTCTATCCATTGTATACAATGAATTGATAACTCCTAAATTCAAAAGCTTTGATTCTTTTGATGCTTTTGTTTGAGTCCCTTCAGAGCCAATTGTTCTTGTAGTCGCTATTGCTGGTGCTGTTTCAACTTTCCATGAATATGTTAAAGGTGAATCAGCTCCTGTACTTGGTGATGTTGCATCATCAAATACCATTTTTTGAAGGAATTGTTCGTTTAATTCCATAACTCTAATTACTGCTTGATCGCATTTTGTTGCTAAACCAACTCTAATGTCTGCTAATGTTACTGCTGCCATAATTTATTTTCTCCTTAATTTGTAAAAAACTATTTTGCATCTCTTTCAGCAAAGGCTTCATTCCAAAGTGCATCAGCGGTATCTTTATCATCGCCTTTGCTTTTTGTTAAATCTGGATTTGAGTTGACTTTAATTACTTTGCCAACTTTAAACTTTGGATTTTCTTCCAAATACTTAATAGTATTTTTCTTTAAATCTTCCAACGATTCTCCAGTTACTTTAGTATTAACATAGTCGCTGAATTCTTTATCAACTCCAGCTTCATTTAATACTTTTATACGTTCTGCTTTAGCTTTTTCTTCTTTGAATGCTTTTAATTCTTCTTTAGTTTTAGTAAATTCTTCTGGATCAATACGATTAGATTTTAACTCATCTCTTTCTTTTTTGATTTCGTCATAATCTTTGTATTTTCCTTCGTAATTTTTTTCAACTTCTTTTTTAGCTTCTTCTTTCAAATCTGCTTTTTCAGCGTTGACAATATCTAAAATACTACCAACTACATTTTTAGGATTTTCTAATCCGGCTTCACTTAACAAACTTGTTAATTCCGCTCTTTTCATAATCTTTTATCTCCTTTTTTACGTGTATTTTTAACGTGGCCTACACTCCCACTTTTAAGGCTCTTTATCTTACATTTTGATTATACAATATAAGTTCGATTATTGTCAATAGTTAATTTAAAATAAATTAATTATTTTGCATTAACTCCAACTACTCCTTTTGTTCCTTTGGCTTGTAACACGGGAACATTCTTGACTTCTTTAAGTCCTAAATGATAACCTGCACCTAAATCTTGCACTAGAATAGTATTGTCTTCTCTTCGTGTATCTCTTTTTAAGGTAGGAACTTCTTTTAATAAATCTTCTTGTGTATCTTTCCATTGTTTTAATTTTGCTCTATTAGCTTTCAAAGCCAATTTGATATTTGGATCGTGTGTCTTTTTTAATTGTATCCTTTGTATCATCACACGATTTTTATAAGTTCTAATTGCTCTTTCGTTCTTTCTTTGCATAACTAAGGCTTCGCTTTTTTTATCACTTTGCTTTCCGTTATATTTCTTGCCTAATTTATCTAGCATTTTAGTAGGCGTAGTATCAATTACTTCATCTAAGCTTACAGGGCTTAATGTGTGTCTACAATTTGGTCTTGTAGTAAGTCCTTCAGCTTTAGCTTCTGATACGCTCATCATATTGTAGCTTCCAATTGCTGATTCTATTTTGTTAGATGTTTCTTCATCAAAGCCTAAAGAATTCCAGCCCTCATCATAGTAATATTTACCTTGTAAATCAATATGATCCTTAGCGCAGTCTCCAAAATAATCACATAAATAGAAAACTATTCCAACTGCTCTAGATGTTGATTGCAAGTTATTAGTAATCTCTTTTGATACTTCGGTTCTTACTTTCATTTCCATGTAAGACTTAAAAGATACTTGTCTTGTATTACCTTTTTGAATAACTTCACCGGTTTTATCATCTAAAATAGGTTTGATATAATAATTAACTTTAACCCCTTTATCAACTCCTAATTGTGTTTGTTTAGTAATTGCTTTGTTAAGTGGCATAGTGCTAGTTAATCTTTTAATCTCTAACAAATCTTTTTTGTAATCGGTAAATACAGATGCTACTAATAATCCTGCATCGGTTGAATTAGTCATTTTAGGAGTAACCCCAGCTATCTTCTTAATGCTTTTGTTAGCTTCGTTAAGTGAACTAGCTATTGCTTCTTTACTTCTTTTAAGCGTTGCTGCAAGCTTTCTTTGTTGAATATTTTGTATCATTTTATACTCATTAAAGCTTTTAGCTGAGTTCATACCTTGTGTAAGTGCAATATTCTTTTGTATCTTAACGCTACTTTCAGCAGTTGAATAAACATCTTCCATAGCATTTACCACTCGATCAACCTTTGAATTACTAATCAAAACACCGCTTTTATTTATTGCGTTTCTACTTGGTGTATCTTTCATAAATCTACACTACTTTAGCTTCTACTTTTGTTTTAATAGGCTCATTTGGGTGTGTAGTATCTGTATCTTGTGGTAAATTAGGATTTTGTCCTTTGATTAAATCGGCTTGAGAATTATACAATTCATATCCCATATTCATATTCTCTATTGCATTTCTAACATATTCAACTTCTGCTTTACCTTCTTCAGTATTAACATAATCTTCTCCGTAAGATACTGCAATAAACTTCTCGGGAGACATTGCGCCAGCCGATAAAGCTTGCAAGAATTGGTTTACTTTTAATCCATATTTTTGCATTGATAATGAAGCTGTGTCTTTATTCTCTCCCATGTGTTTGCTTCGATATTCTTCTGGTGATAGTAATCCGGCAGCAACATCTTTTCGGTCTCTTTCTTGAATAGCATCTTTATCTTCGAAGATACTATCTTCATAGATTATTTTAATATCATTGACATTAATATCACCTAGATTGTCAGCTGTGAAATTGGTAGCTGTTTCAATTATTGATTTAAAGAAGTCTTTCATTTTAGGTTCTAAGTCAGTTTGATAATTTCTAACAGTTCGAATGACTGACATACTCATTGCGTTGACTGCAGTGGCTGTCTGCAAAGGTCTGCTACTCCCACCACCGATATTATAATAATTGTTTCCAAAATGAAGTTTTTGACTTAAAATGTTTAATTCTTGATTAATTGCGTCCCTTAATGCTTGTTCTCTAAATTCTTTTCCGGTTTCTTGTATTTTATTAAAGTTAGCACTAGAATCTCCTTTAGTTTCTTCTTCCGGCAATATATTGATTGCTGTATCATTAGGGTCAAAGACTTGTTCGGTTTGGTAAGTTAATTTGCCATCAACAATTACAGGAACACGTGTTGCTATCTTTGAACTAACAAATAATCTCTTTCTACCTAATACAAATTCTTCGTTATACGCATTGTATTTATTGTCTAAGCATTTAATCGTATCTAAACAATTAGCCCAGACAGGGACAGGTAGATTACTGTCAGGGTCGATATTATTGGCTATTGGTGGACTTACAATCATAAACCATTTATATTTGGAATTAGTATTAAACGGTTTTATTATTTGGTCTGGCTCAATGACTAAGCTTCCTGTTCTTTTGATAAATTTATATTTAACTGAATGTATTTCATAGTTTCCTTGCTCGTTTAGTAAATGGAAAACAAAGTTATAATAATTAGTATTTCGGCTAATAAAACAAGCTTCAGTAATTTCGCCATCTTCCACAGTAATTGGAACTATATGCCTTGCATCAATTACGTTAAACTTAATGTCGCCATCTTTAGCTATAATTTTTCCTTCTTCGTTGGTTGAAATGCCTTTAATGCTCATAACTATTGCAGACATTGACAAAGCATAGCCTAATTCTACTGCCTTGTTTAACTTAGTAAACATTCCTTTTGAAGTGATTAAGTCAGTCATTGCTTTTGTTTGATTCTCACTATCTAACGCTATTTTTGTTCGTTCATTAAATATTAAATCGGCGTGGTCTTCACCAATTGTCTTAACCATTTTAAGAGATTTTTTAATTATTGTTTTACTTGTTAATAATGTTCTTATTCTGTAACTATGGAAATTGGGATCATACCCTTTCCACCAATCATAGTATAATTCTAAGTAATCGGATTGTCCTTCAATTTGTGTATCAGGTCTAATTTTACTTATGTATTCATTTGCTTGTGTTTCAAAATTGTAAGATATACTCATATTTTTTTACTCCTTTTTTATTGCTGCACATATAATTGTGCTTCAGTTATTTGTTTCATCAATGGCTCTACGGAATACTCTGCTGCATCTAAAATATCAACAGGATTATCATAGCTAGTAATATCAAGTCTTGTATCTGTCTTTTTAGGGTCCCATGAAGCACCTGCAAATGCATCTCTAGTTTCGGTGCATCGCTCAAGATAATGATAATGGCCATTAGATTGAATACCGTCATAAAATCTAATACGGTCGTTAATAGCTATTTTCCAAGAATATAGAATATCAATATATACCCCCATAGTCATTGCTAACATTTTCATACCTTGAATTAGATTACTCTCAGCACTATCACATCTGACTTTATAAATCTTAACTCTAGGATATAATACTGTTAATCGATGGATAAATGATTTAAATCTTTCGTATAGCGATGTAGGATTTAAGCTTTCTTTTATTCGCTCATCTAACACGGTTATTACTTCTTCCATAGTGTCTGGCACATAACTTGCTACAAATGTAGTTGCTGATTTATTGCCACCAAAATCAACGCCCAAATATAATGTATCGGCGTTAATCTCATAGTCATTTGGTAGCTCCATTGCTTCGGTATGATTATTAAAATAATTGTAAATAAGTCCTTCGGCAACGCATCTTTGTCCTAAAATATCTCGCTTATACCATACTGAATTTTTATCGTGTGTTGATTTTATTTGCTCTATTCTTTCAGGTGATAAGCTTAAATTATCAGTTAAAACTGTATGAATATACGCATAACCGCCAATATAGTCTTGTTTATATTTATCTACATAATCGGCATATATCGGATTATGCGGGTCACACGGGTTAAAATCCCATATGGTCTTTGGGTCTATTGCTGCTATTTGTCTATCTAACGCATTCTTGACAAATGAAGTTCTAGAATCATCGCAATCATAATGCAAATCAATTTCAGTCGCAATCCATAGCCCAATAGAATATCCACGAATATGCGTAAAACTATTTGCCTTACCACCACCTACAAATATTACTACTTTGTTATAGTTTCCACTTCCTTGCTTCTCTTTGGAAATCATTGCTTTGTTTCCGCCGGATGTAGTTCGAATATACAAAGCTTCATTTTGTCTAAACTTTCCCCACTCACACCTGCCTTTGAATAAATGAGCTAATCCAAATCCATTACA